CTGACAACGATGGTGTAAACGCTGTCGCCACCTTCTGCCCACGCGGAAGATGTTTTGCGCAACACCACCTTCCCCGGCACATAAATCGGGCTCATGGCTGGCACCTCGTAGTGTTATAGGTTTCGGTCATGGTATTGCCACTCCAAATGCGGTGATGAGTGCTGTGACGCGGGCGTCAAGGGCGGCGAGGTTTAGGGATTCGCCGATGGAGTAGAAAGCTAGGCGGGCGTTGGTGTAATTGGCTGGCGTAGGATTGTTAATAGCAAAAACCAGTAGATTTGAAGTCAATGCTGGCCATGCTGACGCAAATGCAGAAGTTAATAAGCTTTTGTTGTGAATAGAAGTAGAAAATGTAGGATCACTTCTAGCCCCTCCAATCATCCCGGGAACAAACGCTCCGCGATCTACTGTGGTATTGGTTGTGTTGGTAGCTATATACACGTTGCCGTTATAAAATTCAAGGATGGTTCGCCCGGCACCTCCACTGGGTTGCCCACCAAGCGCGTCTGTAAATAGCGATGGCCTTGAATCATTTTGAGTGCAATAGACGGCAACATGCCTATTGTTTTGTGGATCTGCTTTGTAATCTCTGCTGCTATCTAAATAATTGTCAGTACCGTTGCCTTGCAATCCTGTTTTTCGGTTGTAGTTCCATCCTCCAGCAGTACCGTTGAAGGTAGGAACAATACTAGAAGCATTGGCCAAGGGTACCAACGCACCTTGCCGAGTGCGGGCACCGGCCAAGATGCAGCTCGCTTTAATGGCTGACCAGATGCCATCCTGCTTGCAGCCAATCACAAAGTCATTGATGGCGTACCGGGTGGCCGTCTCTAGGGCTTGGGTGTCAGCAGCTTCCACAGCCTCGATGTAAGTCGAAGCGTCAGTATCAAACTGGAACCCAGGCCGCCAAACGAGCGTCATACCTCTCCACCCCCATTAAAGTCGTTGTCTAGTGGCTCGGCTTCATCAATGACAGGGGCAGGCTCTTCCACTAGGGGCGGAGTAACTGGAGTACCGTCTTGGTTGTATTGGGGATTAACAGGCCCAATGTAGTTCGGCCCAACTTTATAATCTACGCAAGCGCCAGAACACAGGCTGGTGGCAAACTCAGTTAGGAACTCGTCCAGATCGGCGTAAGGCACTTCGCGGGTGCGGTTCATGTCGTACATCTTGGCGACAGCGCCAGGTACAAACTCGTCAGGAATAGTGATCGTGATGTCAGCCATGATGGTTACCTAAGAGGAAAAAGAAAAAGATTAAACGCCAATAACGGACCAGTTAGCGCCGTTGTACCAAACGAGGGCAGCGGCAGCGCCACCACCAGTCACAGTGGAGCCCACGGCAGGGGCAGTTGCGTCAGTGACGCGAGCAATCATCCCGACAGCAGGGGTGCCGGGCAGGGTGGCAACAGTCAGGCCAGTGACAACACGGACAGAGCCAGTGGTATCAAGCGCCAGCCTTGCAATCGAATCGGTGTGAACTTCAACAGTGCGGGCAGTGCCACCACCAGAACCTTTCTCGGTGCCGATGCGGAAGACGTTGCCAGACCACTGCAGCTTGCCTAGTTCGTAGTTGGTGCTGCTGGTGAAGGTGTTGTAGACGCGGAAAGATTGGGCAGAGGTACCGTTGCGTTGGGCAAGGATGCCATCACCGTCACGGGAAACATAAAGGTCTGGCGCAGAATTAGACAGTGTGCCGCTGACCCAAGCCAGTTGCCCTGAGCTTGCTAAAGCAAGAATGTTGGGTCCAACCTCAACCCCGGAATCACTGCCCCCAACAGCAAAATTGACTCGCGCAGAAGAGGCCCGCGTATAAATGCCGGTTTCGGAAGTCCCAAGTTTTACAATTGGCGCCGCTGATGTTCCAGTATTTAAGCCAATTTGACCAGTAGCGCCAATGACGCTGCTAGGTACGCCTGCGTACGCCCCAGCGTTGTTGTAGACCAGTTGCCCACTAGAGCCTGCAACTAGTCCGACGGTGCCAGTGGCATCCGGGAAGCTGATCGTTTTGTTGCTGAGCGTTGGGGTAACACACTGCACCGTGGTGGTGTAGGTGCCGCCGTCGTTCAGTTCGACGTCGCCACCTGCCGTCAGCTTGTTGGTGGTCTTGTCGAAGACCAAGCCAGCATCACCGCCGAACGCACCACCGTCGTTGAACTGGACCTGGGTGTCGCTACCGCCGGGGGTACCACCACCAGAGCCACCACCTGAGCCACCAATGAGCCGTTTCATGGGTCTTACTCCGCGGTAGAGAGGGCCACCTTGAACACGACGCTTGGAGAGCCCCCTGAGAGGCTCACCAGCCGCCCTCTGACGTACGACACAGGTGCCTGGCTGACGGAGTACGCCGTGGTGGCGTTAGCGGTCAGCGTGGTGTCGGCTTCGACGGGGTCCAGGTTGAACCAGTTGGTGGCGTCCAGAGAGCCCTCCAGGCGGATCACGACGTTGGTGCCGATCGACGACACCGTGACCTGGAACACGATGTTGTCTTGGATGCCCAGGGCCTGGAAGTCGGTGGTGCCTGCCGACGTCAGGGTCCCAAGGGTGGTGACGATTGGAGAGCTCATGGCGGTTTAACCGGCAGTGGTGTCGATGACCACGAAGTTCAGGGTCACGGCTTCGCCCAACGACCCGGCGCTGGTGTTGATTACGCGAAAAATGGCAGAGCCGGCACCGACGTCGACGCAGTGAGCGTTGTACGAACCAGCGGTGCCACCGGTGCCTTGGTTCGTCACGACGACGTCAGTGCCGGAGATGGCGCTGTTGGTCAGAGTGAACTGGACCGCGGCGCTTGAAGCCAGGGCCGCGTTGTGCATCGTGATGACACCGGCCTTGGCGTTCAGGGTGACGCCCTGGGTCTTGCTGGTCCCCTGAGTCACGGTGCCGAAGCCAGTGGGGCCAATGCCGATCGCAGGGGCGTTAGCGATGGCGTTGTTGGTCGGGGTCGAGATGTAGAACCCGGATGGGATGTCGGCGGGATCAGGCATGGCTTCTAGGCGGCCTTGCGCCGCGGCATTTGCACAATCTTATCCATGTCCGGCAACGACGCCACCAGGTCCCCAAAGTCGGTGCCGGCCACCGGTTGGGCAGAGATGCCGTTGTCTTTGAGGAACTGACGAAGGATGTTGAGCTCAGCGGTGCTGATGGACCCGTCGTCGAGCCTGGCCTTCAGGTGCCACGCAAGGTCGGTGTGCAGGTTCGACAGGACCCTTGAGGCTTCGGAGTCGCTAGGGCGGCCCATGGGGGTAAAGGGGGACTGGTAGGCCAATGGTAGCCATAGGGGACCAGTAGTACATATGTGTGCGTGACTAGTAGTAGGGGGGCCACCCCCCCCCTATGGTTAACTATAGTTACCTATATATAAATAGCTCTCCGAAGGAGAGCGGTTAGGAGGTTAGGTAATACCAATACATGGTTAACCTAGGAGTACTATGGTTAACCATGGATTGTTGTTATTAGTACTAATGAAAATAAATCCATGGTTAACCTATATCCAACCTATACACACCTATGGCCAACCTGTTTTCGCCTATATCCACTTGTATTGAATTATGGGGGACGTCGTTTCCGCAGAAGTGGAGGTGGGTGAGATTTTTGGTGGAAAAATGCGAGGGGCTTAACGCTATGGCCAGCGGCAGGCCTACCCCCCTGGGGGGGCCTGGCCAGGCTTGTCCAAACCATGCCAGGGGCCCTGGCCAACCATTGGACAGGCCAGTCGTACCAAGGGGTCTGGGGCCCTTGCGTATCTGTCAGACAGACAGGTACGCCTGAACTTGGGCTGGCCTGGGATGCTGTCGCAGGGTGGGACCAGGGTGGGACAGCTGGTTCCCTGATTCACAAGCCGCCCCCCAAACTTCCCACCCCCCCCAAAACTCAACCCAGTTCGCTACAGTTCAAAAGCAACCGGGCCGAAGGTCCAGCGTTGCAATACATCCAACGCAGCAAAGCGCAGAACATGACTGACACCACGTACAACGGCTGGCGCAACCATGCGACCTGGGCCATCGGCTTGCACCTGATGGACCACGTCGTAGAGACCATTGCCGAAGACATCGAGGCCTGGGCCGCCAACGACGACGACAACGCCGCCCAACTGTTCCGAGACTTGGTCGACGAACAGATCGAGCTCGCAGACCTGCCCAACTTTGGCCTGTTGATGGACCTGCTGGACACCAGCGACGTCGACTGGCTGAGCCTGGGGCGCCATGCCCTCGACGCAGCCGGCCTACCTGTCCTGGCTTTCGCCTGATCCCACCATGAACACAAGCCTGCTCACCGCAGGCCTAGCAGCGCTCGGGTCCGCCATCTTCTGGATGGTGGCCCTCGGCCAGCTGGGCCAACCCACGTACACATTGCCCGATCACTCAACCCGCACGGAGTACCCCGGACCATGAACACCACCACCACAGCACCACAACAGGGGCCAATGGAGCTCGAAACCCTGCGCCGGTACCTTGCCCGGGCTCACAACAACAGCCAGGAAAGGGCCAGCCGGTGGGGCCATCAGTCAACCGGCGCCTACCTGGAGGCCTGGAACTGGTGCAACGCCGTCCAGGCGGGCCACACGACAGCCCGGCCCAGCTGGCTGGCCCAACGTGCCATCAGCGCAGTGACCGAGGTCTGCCCGCTGAACTTCGCCTGACGACAGCCCGGAGGGGGGATCCGTTCCCTCTTCCCTGCTGCCCTTAGGCGCAGCAACATCACCACACACGCCCACCCACTCACCCATGCCCACCGACTACGAATTGATGGAGGCTTACCGGTCCTGGTGGCAATCCAGCTACGGCACGACCCCTAACTCCCAGGCCACGATCATCGCCGCGGCCTGGGCGGCACACGCGATCGCCGCCTATGCGGCAGGCTCTGATGCACCAACAGCCACCGAGGTGCCGTCGTGAAACCTGAGTCCGTTGTGCTGGCCCGGCTCCGCTCCGACCTGCTTGATGCGTTGTGGCTTGTGTACCCACAGGCCCTGTCGTTGGACCAGCTGGAGTCCGAGGTGCGGGTCGCTTACCTGACACGCGACACCGCTTGGCTGGTGGGTGCCATCAGGGCTCAGCTCTCCACGCTGAACCAGAGCGGACTCATCAGGCCCAGCACCAAGGGCTACATGTTGACCGAGCGTGGTCGCATGGACCGCCAACAAGCGGCCCGATTCCTGGGCACCAACAGCCAACCCACACCACCAGATGCAGCATGAACCAACCACCAATCGTGAACTTCGACCAAGCGATCGAGTCCATCGGCTACGACCGGCACCATGACTACGGCGACCCACGCACCAGCTTCAACCGGATTGCTCTCATGTGGTCCGCCATTGCTGGCGCCGACATCAGTGCCCAGCAAGTGGCGCACATGATGATCGCCCTTAAGCTCAGCCGCCTGCAAACCAACCCCAACCACCTCGATTCCTATGTCGACATCGTCGGATACGCCAGATGCGCCGTCCTCTGCGGTCCTGGACAGCATGGAAACCCTGCCGCTCCGGATGCTTGATGCGTTCTGGTGCTTGACCAACAACTCGATGACCATCACCAGCCCTGACCGCATGCGGGAAGTGTTGCGCCTGGTGGCCAGCGAGGTGGAGGCATGGGCCCCACCTAAATCCGAGGCCAAGATCTGCCACCTCGCTGTTGTCGAGATCGCCCAACGCCTGCGGTTGGAGGCCGACGCCTAACCACCATGTTCGGAAGACCAAGCTCAGCCGAGCGGTACCTGATGCTGTGGCACGAGGAGAACGGTGCCAGGAGTGGCGACGGGATCAGTCGAACAACGGATCCCAGGGCCCAGCTCTACGAAATAACCGTGACCTTTGCGGGCATGCGGCCAATGCGGGAGTGGCTCCGGGCCACGTCGAAAGCAGAGGCCGCCAAGTTTGCAGCCAATCGGTATCCCAACTCCACCAACATTCAAGTCCTAGGAAAAACAAATGACAAACGATTTACCTGAGCACGTGTACCTGGCCGAGGTCCCACCGACCAAGGCACAGGCCAACAACAAAGGGGAAGTCCTCTGGTACGCCAAGGGTTTTGGCTGGTACAAGGGATGGTTTGACATGGCATACATGAAAGACACAACGCACTGGACGTACCTGCCGGACGACCTGGGTCTTGAGCTGGAGCCGTACGATGTCAGAGACCAGGCGTTCGAGGCTTGGGTCAAACAATACCCCGAAGGTTGCTTTGATTCATCAACAACCGCGATCCTGAAGTTGGGCTACCTGGGTGGCTGGCGACGTGGTCAATCTTGAGCGCCAGCTTGCACTTGAGCACGAGATGTTGCAGATCGGCGCTGATGCGTTCTGTTCCCGCATGAACAGGCGCCGAGAGCAGGGCATGGAATCCCTGTCCACCCACGGCGACGCCTTGGCTGCGCTTGGCGTGGATCGGATCATCACAGAGCTGCGTCGTCACCGCCACGCCATGCGTGATGGGCGTGCGGGCCGGGGCTACGCCCACATGGGGCCGTTGCTCCAGATGGCACCGCACAAGATCGCAGCTGTGGCCATGCGGGTCATCCTCGACCAGCTGACCCAAGCCCCCAAGTTCCAGGCCCTGGCCTACACCCTGGCCGAACGGCTCTGGCTTGAAACCATGCTGGCCCGAGCCTCTGAGCTTGAGCTGAAGCGTCACCAACGGGTGCGTCGTCGCTTCAAGCAGAAGCGAGCCGATGCCATGCGCATGCGCAACTCGGAGATCTGGACGCCACAGGAGAAGCTCAGTGTCGGCACGTTCCTGGTGCACCTCGTTGCCCAACACACCGGCCTGGTCGAGGTTTACGTGGAGCGCGGGGCCATGAACTCCACCAAGCGGGTGCGTGCGACCCAGGCCGCACTTGATTGGGTGCGCTCAGCCGAGGAGCAGCAGCGCCTGCTGTGCCCCTTTGCTTTGCCGACCGTCATCCCGCCTCGAGACTGGTCGGATCCCATGACCGGTGGCTACTGGACCGAGGGGTTGCCCGGCAACACGTTGTTCAAAGACAACGGGGAGGAGATCGCTGCCCAGTCGTCGGAGTTCGACGCTTACCTGGTGGCCGCCA